CCAACACCAGCAACACCAGCAACACCAGCAACACCAGCAACACCAGCAACACCAGCAACACCAGCAGGACCAGCAACACCAGCAACACCAGCAGGACCAGCAACGCCAAGCTTTACACCAGCAGGACCAGCAACACCAAGCTTTACACCAGCAGGACCAGCAACACCAAGCTTTACACCAGCAGGACCAGCAACACCAAGCTTTACACCATCAACACCATCAACACCAGCAACACCAGCAACACCATCAACACCAGCAACACCATCAACACCAGCAACACCAGCAACACCAGTATGTGGCAGTTGTTTTTGGCAGTGGTTTCAAGCGGGTGGTTTTTCTTATTGGCTATTGATAAACAACTCATGCACGACAGAATGCTGGTGCGAGAATGCACAACCCACATATTCAGGCGATTATATAGGTCAGGAAGCAACAACTAGTTGCGTATCAAGAACAACACCTACACCATCAGCTACACCAGCAACACCAAGCTTTACACCAGCAACACCAAGCTTTACACCAGCAGCAGGACCAACAACACCAAGCTTTACACCAGCAGCAGGACCAACAACACCAAGCTTTACACCAGCAGCAGGACCAACAACACCAAGCTTTACACCAGCAGGACCAACAACACCAAGCTTTACACCAGCAGGACCAACAACACCAAGCTTTACACCAGCAACACCAAGCTTTACACCAGCTACACCAGCAGTAGGACCAGCAACACCAGCAGTAGGACCAGCAACACCAGCAGCAACACCAGCAGCAACACCAGCAGTAGGACCAGCAACACCAGCAGTAGGACCAGCAACACCAGCAGTAGGACCAGCAACGCCTACAGTAACGCCAATTCCAGTTCCTGCACCTATTCCCGTTCCAACACCTGCACCGACACCGACTCCAATACCAAGTCCGATTGCACCTACGACACCAATAGCAGGACCAGCAACACCATTACCGCCTATTGTTCCTGTAGCACCAGTTGCTCCAGAAGTAAGTGCAGTTTTACCAGCTATTAACTTCCCAACACAATATGATAGCGATGCTAATCTTTATGCTACAAAAGATAGTTTGAGATTAATGTTGGCGCAAGATTACAATCTTGGTGACATATCAGTTGTGGTTGAGAACAATCCAATTATGATGGCTTTGTTCCCTGATGCAGGGATTATAACTTTAACAGAAAACTGTAGTGAACCTGAATTTAGAGCAATTTCTTTCTATTACACATCAAAAACAAACACTACATTTGAAGGAATTAAACTTTTAGATGAATTTGTTGATTCCTACAAACCTAAAAATGTAACCAATGTCACATTGAATGTTGTTGCTCAACACCATAATGCTGTTAAAAACGCATTAAAAACAATTCAGAATTATGTTGGTGTTGCTAATCAAATTGCTACTAAACCTCTGGTTGGTACGATTGAACAGAGAATTAATTACATTAGAAGTATTGCTTATAATCCAAAACCTTGGTTTAACGCAAACGCAACAGTAGGAATTGTTCCTTTAGAAGTTTATTTTACAGATTTAAGTTTTAATTCTGGAAAAGAATTACGGGGAAATGATATAACTTACACATGGGATTTTGGAGATGGTTCAACAAAAGTTATTAATTATTCCACCAAAAACTCTTCAGCTGATGTAACGCACACATATCAAAATCCGGGAATTTATACTGTAACATTAACTGTTACCAATGAATTTGGCACAAATGTTTCAGAATTCCCAGATTATATCAATGCAAGATATGAAGCTCCAGATTTTGCAACAATTGTTCCAGAATTAAACACTTATCAAATAGAAATAAATGGACAAGTAAAGACACCAAACAATATTAATCTTTACGTTGTAGTTACAGACAATGGAGAAAACGCAATTGATCCAGTGACAGAATACAATTGGATACTAAGCGATGTTCTTTCTCACCCAAATAATTCTTACACAAATATAAGTTATCCTATTGGTGGAGTCTATGATCTAGTTCTTCAATGCTTGACAGAAAATGGTTCTTATAGAATAACACAAAAAGCAAATTATATTAATGTAATAGAATTAAAGAACTATTATTTGTTTACTTATGGAGCCAATTCAAATTATATTTACGCAAACGAATTTGGTCTTTTAAGTCACACATTTAAAACAACACAATCTACTGGTCAAGAAGTTTTCATTAATGATAATTTCTTGCAAGGCACAGAAAATGACACTCAAGCAATTAGAGAATTTTCTAGAAATAGTTTTTCTACACTTAATAGTGTTTATTCAAGTGGTTATGGTGGCAGTCTTCTGTTGAATTATGCGACAGGTAGAGATGCCGTTGATCCTGTTAGTTTAGAAAAGATAATTTCTATAAATTATAATGCATTTAATGAAACTTATAATGCATTTAATGCAACATACAGACCTTGGAACTGGATAGCTTATGGCTTTGAAAATAATATTTATTATCTATTTGGCAATCCATTAACTCAACCTGCTGGTCTTTCTTTGACAAATCAACAGATTCTTCAACATGATTTGATATCAAATTCATATTCAACATCAACAATATCAGGGATTCAGTACTTAGGTTCTTCTGGAGAATTGAAACAAAATCCATCACAATTTGATGATGGAACAAGTCTTTATGGTTATTTCTCAGTATACAGAACTGCATTTAATGGCAGAAATGGTTATATTCTTAGGAACAGTGGTATTGGAGATTTCTTTAAAATAAATAGTTTCTATAAAACAAAAGAAGATGGTGTTAACCTTATTTATTACTTTGAAAAATTAGCTGATATTGCTGGACCAGAAAAATTAGAAGGCGGTCTTGTTAATCTTTCATCTGGTTTGTACTTCTTTAATAACACAGGAAGTGTTTCAGCTTATAATCCAAACAATGCTGTTTGGCAAACTGGTGGTCCGGGTATCAATTCACTTGCATTCAAAGGAATGCAAGATACTACCAAGCCAGATTATAATAATCCAGCAAATACTCTTGTTGCATGTTCTGATAATGACCACATAGCATATGTTAGCTTTGACTACACAGACAATTCATTCATTCAGTTTAGTGATATAACTTTAACATTCAGTAGATTGCCAAAAAGGGTAAATTCTTCTCAATGGCATAGTAATATATTTTAAATTAAACTAAATATTAATAGGTAGGGCATAAAATTGAAGCAAGTATTTCCGCCAACGTCACAATATCCTCAGAACTATGATTCTGATTATACACTCCTTAACGTATACAACACAACTGAAAGTATACTAACAAAATCAGCAGAACAATTTGATACAACATTGTATATCAAACCTGTTGATGCTGATAAACCAGAAGTTTGGGCAGATAATGGATACGCCACAATATCTGGTGAAGTTCTTTATTACGAAAATGTAAGCAAAGACCAATATACAAGTAAAGTGAATGGTTTGTTGAATTGTTTGCGTAATATTGGTGGAAAGTCTTCCAAGTTTAATGCTGCTGGTACAGATATTCGTGGATTTGTGATGGCAGAACATCACAATCAGCTTGCCAGAGCGATTGTAAACACTGAAAATTTTATTGGTTATACGGAGAATCCAGATCAAGCTACTGTTGACTGGAGAGTTAGAAATTTAGCAGGTTTACCGCAAATAGGAGATGACTCTGGTTGTCCTGATGTAACATTTTATTATACTACTATTTCTTCGAGTCCAGTTACTGGAACTGAAATATCATATGAAATTATAATCAATGGAAATATTAATAGTTTTATTTTAGATTTTGGTGATGGTACATCTGATGCAAACAGTTTAATTGGCACTCATATTTATCCACCAAACTTTGTTGTTGATCCAGTTTTAACGGTAGTTAATCAAAATTGTTCTACAGTTGTATCTGGCATAGTAAGAAACAATGTTGGTGGCGCTGGAAATTTAATTGATGCTAGAACTCCTGCAACTGTTCCTACTTTACCTATTCCAACTGCTTTGACTCCCGGTCCTTTTCCGATTGTTACGGCAAATTGTGATCCTGTTATTATTAACTTTCCTCCGATTGTATTTCCAAACTTTTTTGCTAATATTGGACCTATATTTATACCATCAACTATTAATATAACTCCAGATCTTAATATTCCTTCAGTGATTACAGTAACTCCGTTTCCAAACATTCCTTCATTTATTTCTGTTAGTCCTTTCCCAAATATCCCAAGTTTGATAAGTGTTACGCCAATAACCATTGGTGGTAATGTTAATTTTGATTTTAATGATTGTTTTACAATAAGAACGGGTGGAATAAATATTAGGTCAAATTGTACAGCAAATCCTTATCCAGCTAATTTTACTATTGCAGGATCTTTATGTAATGGAACGCCATCAATAAGTAAAATGACAGTGGAAATTGAATCTTTAAAAATTTTCAAACCAAGTAAAAGATTAGGTGATGTAAGAATATTAGTGGTTGGACCAGACGGAACAGCTGTATTATTATTAGCAATTGGCGCAAACGCATATACTATTGCTGATTATGTTGATATAACATTTGATGATAGTAGTACAAATTATATATTACCTGTTAGTACTAACACTCCTTTGTTATCTGGAACTTATCATCCATCTCCAAATGGACATGAAAATATCAGTTTGCTTGCTCCTGCTCCACCTGCTCCATACAAAACAGGTTTATCTTCTTTTCAAAATATTAATCCAGATGGACAATACGAGATGTATGTCCAAAAATTTAACAATGATACTGGATATGATACATGCGACCAAATTGGTATTATTGGTAGAGCTTTAATAAACATATGCGTTTCAGATAATATTTGTTTTGGTCCGACTGCTCCATCATCGCCAGCTTCTGCTCCGGTAGCTTCGCCATCATCGCCAATATTTAATCCCGGACCAGCGGCGGGACCGGCATCAGGACCAGCATCACCGGCATCAGGACCAATTCCACCGGGACCAGCTTTCCCACCAGTTCCAGCATCTCCCGGATTTTTACCACCCGGACCTCCTAATCCAACAGCGCCATTAACTCCAAGTATTACACCAATATATCTTACTCCATCTTTTTATCCATATTATCCTTCAAACTGCAAAAATTGTATGTGTAGATACATTTTTGGAATTAATTCTTCAGGTATTGCTTCGTGGGCACAGGCAACTGGTAATAATGCTGGATGTAGGAAATATGGACAACCTGCTGATGGTGCGTTTATTTATCAACCATGTGATGGAGATTGTGTATGTCGAGATGGATCGGAAATTCCAATTTCACCAATTCAATTTATTGGTGATATAATCCATATTGGATGTAAATCTTATTGTGGTGAAAATTGTCTCTGGGAATGGAGTTCAATACTTGAAGAATGGATGCCTAAACAAATAGGCTGTTTTAATGTTAGTTGTTCTTGCACACATCCAAAGAATCCCGGAACAACTGATGGTGAACTTGCTTCAACTGGTTGTTTTAAAGATCCCGGATGTCCTAACCAATGTGAATGGCAATATGATCCCGGACTTGGAACTCCTTGTCACCCAGATATACCAAATCCAAACTGGAGAAAAATTTCTAACTGTATTGGTAATTGTGAATGTTATTGTTTAGAGGATTTACAAGCACCGACTCAACCGGGCGACTATCAAAGATTTACTGTATGTACTGAACATGATCCAACTAACGACTGCACTGATGTTCTAAGCGAAAAAAACGAGTGTTCTTGTCAGTGCCAATGGTCTGTACAAGACAATAGATGGTTTTCTATAAATACTTGTTGGAACTATGAAACTTTTGATAACGACAAATGTATTTGTTGCGATGACTGTCCTGATGTTTGCATAACTTCTCCACCTCCTTCTAATAGAGGCATAAGTGGTCAGGTTGTTTACAGACCATGTAAAAAAGATCCTTCGTGTACACCAACTGCACCAACACCGCCTACACCTTCTGCTCCAGTAGGTAATTGTTTATCTTGTTTTTGTAGCAAAATATGTAGTGCTGGTATATGGGTTGCTACATCACCCTGTAATTTGTCACCACCCACTCCTTTAGGTTGTACTGCATCTTGTAATTGTCCCGGATTAGGTGAAGCGTGCCCGACTGAGGGCGAAGAACAAAACGATATCAACTGTCAACCTGTACCATCCTTTGCATTCAACGCAACTGAAAGCAACATTTATTTTGCAGTAAAAGATCCTTTATTAACCAACAACAAGTGTGAATGTTTGAGTATAAACATTGATAATGCTGGTCTTTATTTTGAAAACTTAGGATTATTTGACAATCTTAGAGATTGCAATCGTTTTTGTGAAAAATCAAATTTACATTTGATAAAAGCTAAAGACAAAATGAAGAATGTTAATTTTGGAATCGAAGTTTACAATCAAAGCAAAAAAACAGAAATGAAATTTTTGAAATTGTCAGAATTGAATTCAAGTAAAGAAATTGAAAAAATTAATACTAATATAGAAGAAGCTACGCTCTTTACCCCAGTTGCTAAAGACAATGTTACAGAATCTGATTCTAAATCAATTAATATTGATAATATTCCTCAAATAGTAGAAATATATGAGGATTCTAAGAGTGAAAAAGAAGAAGTCAAAAACATAAATTTTGTTGAGAACGATTCAGTTACAGAAGAAATTAAGATAGAAAAAATTGATATTGAACCTGTTGTTAACCAAAGTGTAGTTAATATTGAGAACAATGTAACTCCAATAATTAATATGATTAAAGCAGAAACTGTATTTAACAAAATACAGGACTCAGAAAGGGAATCAACAGAATTCAATGATAGAAAATAACATGCAGAGTTACAAGAGTTTTAAAGTAAATCTGCCGAACAATAAAGAGAAAAATGTTACAATCAAATTGCATAAAAACAAGAATGATTATTATTTAACTGATGAAAACATTTGGGTAAGGAATTTTTTGAAACCAAATGTTGTGCCAAAAGACATTAATGGATTTTATGGCAAAGAAGAAGTGAAGACTCTTCTAGACAATGAAATGAAAAATCAAGAAATGCAAATGCTTGATTTTTTTAGTGAAACAATAATCCACAAAAAAATATTAATAATATCAGATGGATTTGGATTTTCTAATTCAACCGCATGGTTAGATCAATTGCCAAAAGATGTAAAAATTATCACAGTTTATGGTGCTAGCAGATTTTGGAAATCTAAAAGATTACCAGACTATATGGTTTTTACTAATCCATTTGAAGATTCTTTAACCTGTCTGCCTGAAAGAATATTTCCATTCCTTATAGCAAGTTCAAGATCATGCAACAAATTTATTAAAAGATATCCAAACAAAATATTTAGATACAATACAACTCCAGATGAGAATTATGAAAGTCCAATTAGTCACAAAAGTGCTGATTATATTGATGAATACAGAAGTTCAATATCTGCTGCAATAATATTAGCATCTAAAATGAAATGTGAAAAATTATGCATTGCTTATCCAATAAATGCTTATGAAAAACAAAGACCGGGGACAGAGAAAATAGAAGATACAAATTTTCATTTCTATCCCCAACAGAAAATTGCAAAAAATATTATTGATGCAAATTTATTCTGGCAAAAACTTGGAAATTCAAACACAAATATTTCTTACATTGGAATAAAAAATTCTTTGTTGTTTGCTAACTATATTGAACCAAACAATTTAGAAAAATTTTATGAACAATAACAAATTTGTTTACGATTTTAAGAAATGGCTAAAAGCTCAAAACGAGATCAATGAAAATAAAAAATTGATCGGTAATAGCGTTACAACAAATTTATCACTAAAACACTTTTGCGAAGTAGCAGATATCATAATTGGTAATTCATTAAAAATTGGAAAAGATTTTATCAAGAATGGTGGAACAGTAGAAGAGATTATCGAAAATCAAGTGTTAATTAAGTCTGCAAGAGGCAGATTTTATCTTAACATAAATGATATTATAGAAAACTAAACCACCTGCACTATTAGTGCAGGTGGCTACAAAATGAACAACACTTTTACTTCTGTGTAGTCATGTCTGAATTTGCTGGCTTCTTCTGCGGAGCAACTTCTGGTTTATTTTTAGCTTCAGCAGCTTTCTTAGCATCTACCTTAGCCGTGCATGCACCATCTTCTGTTGCTTTATGATATCCGTTTTCATAAGCAGCATCAACAAGTTGTTTGTGTGTTTCAGTGCCGTTATAATATCCGGCATGCCAAATCTTGTTGTATTCGTTGTCTTCAGAAAGCTTAAGGTTATTGATAGCACTAATAATGCCATCAAGCCTGCCTTGCGATCTAGCACTTTCAATGTTTTGATCTCTTAAATCAGAAATCATTCTCATTGTGTTTTCTCTGAGCTGATCATCATTGATCCGTGCTCGTTCTCTTTCACATTCCATGAAAAATTCTAATTTCCTGACATTGTTGTACTGATAAAAATTAACAGCACCCAAAGAGAAAATAACACCGAAAGCTACCAATGTCCAAACGTATCTAAGTCTCACAGCAACATCCTCCATGTGGGCGGCTTGAATCCAGTTCATTACTGGTTAACTCATTTATAGCATGGATTATTAACAAATCAAGATCATTTTTTGCATAAAACCTTAAAAAGTTCTTCAATCAAAATTTGACTGTAAATATCATTTGGTCCTAGACTTGCAGAAAACTTTTGCATAGCATCTAGAGAATCTTCAATTTTTGACTTTTCATCTGGAGATGGATTTGTGACTGATTCTTCCACAATTAAAATCCTTTCAAAAATTACAAACAATTATTGCATATATCTATCTGTCTATAACTTAGAATATGCAATCCAATTAAATATATTACAAGAAAATATAAAAGAAAAATATCCTGAAATTAATTTTTACTTTGCTTTTACTAACAATGTAATAAAAGATTTAAAACTACCAAGTAATTTTATTAGTCTAGAAGAAATGGAAAAGAATAAAAATAATTTTGCCGTTTGTGAAGAAATTTATATCAACCCCAAAGGCAATGGAATAAAAGATTATTTTGATAAAAATGATATAAAATTTAAATAATATAATAGTATTGTCAATTTTTTTAAGATACTAATAAAAATTTATTAGTATCTGCAATAACTAATAATGGAAACTGTAGTGGATTATTTTTAAAAATGTTTCCAAAGCAGAAAAAAATATAGCTACGATTATATATATAGTAAGTAAATCTTCATATGAAGGAGTTTAAAAATGAGTGTATTTCGAGTAAAATTAAATCAGGGAAATCAGGGCACTCTCGACATTGATCCAGCTACTGGTGTTGAGTTCTCCACTAGCGTTCAGCGCACTATGTTTGTAACTGGACCAAATGGCAAAATTCGTGAGATCGCTGACGGTACAACCTTCACCGATTGCAACTACTGGAAGCAATTTGCAGTTCCAGCTGTATCTGTTGATGATGCTTTCATCGAAGTTGTTACTGATGATGGTAGCGTTTACAGCGACATTGCTAGCGAAAATACCTATCCAGCAGTAACAAACATCACCCTTACTTCTGGTAAGACTCTTGTTTCTTCTGGCAACATTATCGACATTGCTGGCGACACTGGCAGCTTTGCTTCCTTTATGCAGCTTACCAATGCTGGTGCTCTTGCTTCTGGTAACAATGCAATTGTTCAGCTTAACGGTAGTTCTGGCGCTATCTTTGTCCTTGAAGCTGGCAGCACTCAGGTATTCAATGGTGGCGATATTTCTATCAATAGAGTCGCTGTTCAGCCTCAGATGTCTGGTGCAACAGGCGTATTTGGCACATTCAACATCGAAGCTCTTTATTCTGTTGTTTCTCAATGCAACAGCTAACTTAATTATTAAAAATTAATAAATAGTGCTTGCAATTTAAATTGCGAGCACTATTTTTATTTTGTGAAACTAATTATTAAAATGCCTCCTAAAAAGGCACAAGGAATCAAACATTACAATAAAATAAAAAATAATATTTGCATTTTACGTTTATGTGGTGGATACGGCGACATTTTAATGTCTAGAATGATATTTGAAGATCTAAAAAAGCAATATCCTGATTTTAAAATAACATATGCTCTACCTCAAGCTTATTTTCAAGTAATAAAAGATCATAAATATATTGATGAAGTAATAGATCATAAAGACATTGATTATAATAATTATAGGCAAGTTTTTAATATAACACATCATTGCTCAAGACATGAAGCTTTCTACAACAAAGAATGTGTTAAAAATCGCAGTGATATTTGGGCTGAATCATTTGGACTTACATTAGACAATCATAACATGCATTTACCTAGTTTAGAAAAAAATAGAGATTATATTTTTTCTTTATTTAAACAAGGTGGATATAAAGAAGGTCAAAAAATAATAGCATTTACACCATATAGCGCAGTCCCTACTAGACATATAATGCAAAAACATCGTGAACTTGTAGAAAAAAGATTATTAGAAACTAATGCTTTCTGTTTTTATATGCATAATATTCCAACATTAGATCAATTAAAATTTCCACTAATAGCATGTAGAAATTTTATTGAAGCAATGAGTATGATATATTTTTCAGACATGGTAATATCAACAGACACAGGTCATTTACATTGCGCTGGTGGATATAACAAACCTTTGCTAGGATTTTTTAATTACACAAATGGACATGTTGTTGGTAAACATTATAAAAACTTAACAGTTATTCAAAAAGATTCATCAAATGATAAAAATTGGACATGCGGACCTTGTAATAACATGGGAAGATGTCCTTATCCTTTAATTGACAAACAATTAAAATGTTCAATAGAATTACCAATGGATATTGTAAACGATAAACTAAACTATTTTTTAAACAAATTTTGCGTTTAAAACTATGTTAATTTGTGGCACAATTAATAAAACCAACAGAAATTAGTGTTAAAACCGTTAATGGCGAAGTTCTAGTCAATTTAAAACTAGATATTAATATTAATTTGACTCAAGGTGTTGTAAATACTACTGTTGAGTCGAAACAAGAAGAAAAAAAAGTAAAGCAAGAAGAAAAACAAACGCTTTGGGAAATACCCGAATTCAACAGTGTCCCAAAAATAAAATTTGGAAATAAGGAGCAGTCATGAGTCTCGGATTTGATGTTGGTACGTTTTCTTTGATTTGCGCCAAAAGAAACAAGAAAGAAATTGAATTCAACAAGGGAATCAATTCATTTGTTGAAATTCCTTTAGAAAATCGTTTCTTATTTAACATGATGAAAAACTCTGGTGTTCCTTTGATTGAAAGGGACAATATGGGTTATGTTCTTGGTGAAGCTGCTGTAAATATGGCTTACACATTAGCTTCTTTAGAACTAAAGCGTCCAATGTCAGAAGGATGCGTTAATCCAAAAGAAAAAAGTGCATTTGAAATCTTGCAGATCATGATTCATTCATTGATTGGCGAAATTGATAAAGATGATGAAAAGATCTATTATTGTGTTCCTGCAAATGCCGTAAACACAGAAACAGATGCAGATTACCATCAAAAAATTCTTCACAGCATATTTAAGAGTTATAGAAGCGAAGCTGGTTATAAACTAAATCCAAGTCCAATCAATGAAGCTTTAGCTATCATCTATGCAGAAATGCAAAAGAAGGCTTATACAGGGATTGGAATATCTTGCGGAGGTGGAATGGTAAACGTCTGCTACGCAATGTATGGTAATCCAGTATTCCAATTTGCAATTGTAAATTCAGGTGATTGGATTGACAAACAATCAGCCAAAGCAACTGGTGAAAGCACTACAGTTATCAATAAAGAAAAGATGAAAGTTGATTTGAGCAAAGAACCAACAAACATGATTGAAAGGGCAATTGGCACCCAATATAGGATCATGATTGAAAAGACCGTCCAAGGCATCAAAAACGGGCTTGCAAACGCAAAAACAAATGTTAGGTCTGCTGGCGCAGTTGATGTTGTTGTTGCTGGTGGCACATCATGTATTGCTGGGTTTGATGTAATATTTAGAGATGCAATGAAGAGTGCTGGCTTAAGTATTGAACTTGGAGATATTACAAGAGCAGATAATGCAACTTACACAATTGCCAAAGGCTGTTTAATAGCAGCGGAGAATTCTAACTGATGTTAAAAGAAATTAGAGATATTGGAATTGCTGCTTATCTTGTTATGCATGAATACAAACTGCGTGATAAAAAAGATAAAAGTTTTTTGTTTGAAGTTGTTTCAGATGAAAATAAAAAGTTTGAAGATTTAAAAATAAGTTATTTATCAAGTGAATTTCATCATTTCGATTCATGTTTAATGAGTTTGAAGAAACTTGATGAATATCCATTTGAAATTAAAAGCAATTGTTTTACAAACGATCTAGGTTGTGCAGCTTATATTTTGATGCACAAGTTTATTTTACTTGGAAAGAAAAATAGATTTTTTTACTTTGATGTTTCATCAGAACTAGAAGAAACTCAATTTAGGGAAATCAACATGCAATACAGTGGAAGTGAATTCCACAATTTTGACAGCAAGCTAATGTCTCTCAAGAAGATTTTTTAGACATCATTCTTTCTAAATCACTCAAATTATCTGGTGCTTTTTGTTGAGGTTGAGCTACTAGTTCTTCCTCACAAATAGAAACAAGGTGATTAATGTTTATAAAATTCATTTTTTCTCCTTTATAGGATTTGTAGAAAATTCCATCTTGATTAATTTCTGTGGGGAAACCTATAAAATAAACAATTTGTTGTTCATCTTTAAGATTTCTTTGATGCAAAGATGTAAAAAAACTACATGGTTTTCCAATAAAGTGTTGTAATCTTGTAATTGTTGTTCTGTTATCCATGTTAACCATCCATTTGAGTTTCAGCTAATTTAATATACTGATACAACATATTTTTGTCAAATTTAACAAGGAATTCATTCCAATCCTTGATATCTAAAGGTGGACAGACCTTGGTAACTTGACATCCAAAAGATTTTAATAATTTAAAAGAATTTTCTACAGAACTTTTTCCTGCTTCGTCGTTATCAAAAGCCAAGCATATTTCTTTATTAGCTAAGACAGTGGCTTGTTTTACTGAAATGTATTTGCCACCAACAGCACATGACATAATATTTGCTTCTGTTAAAGACATAGAATCAAATTCACCTTCACATACATAAATTTTCTGATTATTTTCGTTCCACTTACGAAAGAATATGACATCTGCTTTGCCCACATTACATTCATCTTTATGAGGACCAAGATATCTTAGTTTGCTTTGAAACAATGCTCTACCATTGTAATAAATCAAATTGCCTTTTCTGTCATAATATGGGATTACAATTCTTGATTTCATCCTGCCATCTATGCCAACAAAAAACAAATCACTATTAATATTTCTGTTGTTCAAGTAATTGTTTGCCATATCTTTCCACCATCTTGGTGCAGAGTTAACTTTAACAGCGCCTTCTGGCATTTTTATAGTTTCAAATTCTTCCTTATTAAGCGAATCATAGTCTATTGAATTTTCATCTTGGAAAAATTCATCAGAGCTTTCTTTTCCAGTGATTCCTAGTATTTGCATTGCTTTGTTGAATTGACAATCTTCTACTTTCATTACAAGAGCAACGACAGTTCCTTTGTTGTTGCTTTTGAAACAATTAAAAACTCCTTTCCAAAACTTTTTAATATTGCAATAAAGATGATGTTTTGAGTCTTCGCAGAAAGGAGAATTGAATCTTATCTGATCTCCTTTGACAAGTGGTTGACCAAATTTTTTCTCAGCCCATTTAAAAAAAAGTTGATCATTAATCATAATATTATTCCAAAAGCAGCTGGTTTTGCTATATTAATGGAGTAAGATAAAAAGTCAAGGTGCAAGTTGAAAATCAAACATATATCAATTTCTAGATCTGGTGTTTGGGAAGAATGTCAAGTAAAGTATCGTTATAAATATCATTTAGAAGTATTACCAACAAAGCCAGAACCACCTTACTTTGCTTATGGTAAACTTGTACACAAAGCAGCAGAAATTTATGTTAAAGAAAAAGGCACATTGCCAATTAGAAAAATAGCATCTGATTTGTTAACAGGTTTGCATACAGAAGAATTCAAGAATTTAAAATTAAGCAAAGAATATAAAGATAAGCTTCCGATACATCTTGATAATATTGAAAAAATAACAACAAATATTGGGTATGAAGGTTTGCTTGAATATGAAATAAAGCTTGACATGTTGCCACCAAATGAAAAATATTTGCTTGGATATGTTGATAGAATTATCTTCAAAGAAGATAAAACTATGATACTTGATTATAAAACAACTAAAGCTGGATTCTATCAGAAGAACAACACAACTATAAAAGAAGATTTGCAACTTAGAACTTATGCTTATTATATTTGTAAGAAATTTAATTTAAAGCCAGAAAGTGTTTTTTGTTGCCTTTATTATTTGGAAAATAAAAAATTGGTTTGTACAAATTATACAGAAAAACAAATGGAAAGTGCTATTGAATTTTTAAGAGAAAACTATAACATAATAGAATCTACAGATGAAAGCCAAGCACGACCAAATATTGGCAATCATTGTAGAAGATGTGATTTCCAAAACATATGTCCTTATGGAAGAAATGCGTGATGAAGATTTATAATCACCAAATATTTGTTGACGCTAATGGAAGAAACGAACTTAACATAGGCAACAAAATTATGGCAGAAGGATTTCTCACAGAAATAAATCAAGATAAATTTAACATAGAATTCTCATTCATAGAAGAACATGTCACATTGTATGAACTTGATTCAAATTCAAAAAAAACAGAAGTTGTTGATAAACTTGAACACATCAATATAAATTTTAATCCAAAAAAAGTAAATGTCGATATTGATGACATTTTAGATAAAGAAAATGGTGGAAAAGAAAAATTAAAATTTATTATAAAAGGCAAAAAAGAAATGCATTTTATTTGCATAACAGATAAATCTGTTTTAGAAAAAAATTATATTTTTGTTGATGAATTAGCAGTTTCTCAAAGCCATTGAAAATCTTGCGCTTACATTTTCTCCAGCACTGAGTACAATTGGTGCTGATAAAACTGCTGTGCTATACAGCTTGCCAGTTGTTCCAGAACTAGAATTTGTTAAAAATATATTGACAACTGGACCCCATGATCCAGTTACAGCTGCAAAAATTACAACATTACTTCTAGCTTGATACACGCCACCATTGTTTATTATAGTAAATCCAGTAGTTGAGCTTACTGGCTGTCTACTATAACCATTACCGCTTGGTTCTCCTACAAGACTTGCAAGAGTTTGCCCTTCACTTATAGTTGCTCTATTGTCTAAGCCAAGATAATAGTTAATAGGGATATATGCGTTATTGTTAGGACCACCTGCAAAAATAGCAGAAAGTATTGTTTCTTCTCCTTGACCATGTAAAATGTTATAAACATTTTCTTCTTTATAAAGTTCTTTGCCATTCGCATCACTGTGAATTATCTCTTCAATTTTCATTATGCCATGCCAATTTTTCATAATTGTTCTCCAATACTTGCGTTTATCTGCATCTTGTCTTTTAAATCTTTTTTAACATTTTCATTTTTTATTTTTTCATCAATCAAATCATTTACAAACAACACAACAGGATTATCGTATTTCTTAGGAATTTTTCCAACATGTTTATAATTATTATCTTGTTTGTACTCAAAAACATAAAGCATTTCTTTTCTGAATGCGAAATAACAAAAAGAACATCCAAGTCGATGTTTTTCACTTATAAATGAATAATCTATATTACAACTTGGACATTTCTTATTTTTCAAGTTATAACCTTTCCTGCAATCTTGAAAGTAAATGTTTGATTATCGGATTTAGATGTTCCCGGTTCTATAGTTCTTTGCAACCAAACGGGAAATCCTTCAAAAGGTCTTAAGCTTCCCAAAGTTAATGGTTGTGTTTCTGCAAAACTAGCAAATTGTATATTTTCTGGTTTGATTAAAACAGTTGCTGTTTTAGGAGTAATAATATTTATAGGTGAACCATTTTGAGTTTTACTAATAAAGAAATCAGTAGCTGGTGTTAAATTGTTGTCTACTAATTCAAGTAAAGGATGGTACTTGTAACCTGAATCGTCTTCAAATACTATTGTAACTGTGTAGTAACCTGTGTTTGCTTCTGCTACTGCCGTAACACCAAGCAAACCAATATTATTCAATGCTGAAACAAAATTATTTGCTAATGTGGTCATGTTCACAGAGAAGGCAACTGTAAAAGTCTGATCTTCATAACTAAGAACTAAGTTGCCACCTGTTGCAGGACCACTAAGCGTTATCTTCTGTGTGTCGTTTTGTTTGTTAACACCAATCAAACATGATGTAGCAGTGGTGTTTTGAACGTAAATTGATACATCATAAAGAGTTTCGGTGTCATTTTGATTAAATATATAAAAACAACGATAGTCTACCAGCCCTGTTTTAAGTTGTGAGTCTGTGAGAGAGTTAAACAGGTTTTGAGAAATGTCGGCAATTTCTACGTTAGAAGGATCGCCACCCAAACTTTCGAAAGGATCATAGTTGCCTGTACTGCCACTAAAAACAAAAACAATATCATTTGCTGTTATCATTATTTTTTCCAATCAAATTATACAATATATAGAGTTAAAACCAGCCTTTTCTAATTAATTAATTATTCAGAAACAAATGCTTGGAACGATAATATTATTAAACGCAGTCATAAATAGCATTATGAATACATTTTATGATTGGCTAAACGAGCATTTGCACAAATATGACAACATGCGAGGTGATTTTGAACCTTTGAAAAGAGGAGACACTGTAAGAGTTTTCCATGGGTTTGACAATGTCACAGAAGCAATAATTGCAGCTAGATATGGCATTTCAGGACAGTTAAGACCCGCTAGGAAATATTCTTATGAAGCAAACACAAATCCTAAAGGACTATTTGTCACAATATCAGAAAAAACAGCTAGAGATTTTGCTCTTGATGGGTGCGTTGTAGAATTTATTGCAAAATACGAAGATCTAGAACCACCAGTTTGGGTACAGGGATCATATGGTACACAAGGTTCTTATATGCCAACATTTAGAAGCAAGGTTGAAAGATTGGCAACTAAAAAAAGATTTGAAAACGAAATAAGAAATGATCAAAACCAACCTGAATTTGTTAAATCTAGTGATAATCCCTATATGACTAAAGTGCTTTTTGATAGTTCTGAATATCAAGCTTTATTTACTGGAAATTTAAATCCAGATAAAATTATTTCATTTTCAGAAAGAGATAATAATTGGGAAAAAATTAATTTAGAAGAATTTCTTGAAAAGTATAAAGATATAGATCTTAAAAGTGACAAAACATATCAAAACAGAAACAGTATGTTGAAGCATGAGGATAAATTGTTTTTGCCTGAAGACGATTTTGATGCTGATGAGTTTGTAAAAAGATTAGCTGAGAAAGTCACAAAATCTGCAATAAGGGCAACAAGTGCGTTGAAACAAATAACAAATCAAATTATTAGATCAGAAAGCATTGCACAAGAATTTATTAAAATATTCCATTATTATCTATATCCAAAACAATATGCTAGAGCATTGTCTTGGCTTTTAGAAACATATGGAAATGATGACTAGTAATTATATTTTCTTTAATTAATTATTCAATGATTCTAATTTATTAGTATCATCTATCATCAGAGGATTTTGTTGTGCAAATAGGATCAGATGTAGAGTGTTTCCTACGCAATTCTTCTGATCAAGTAATTAATGCTGCAAAGCATATTACACATGACAAAGATAATCCTTACAAAAAACAAAAAATAAAAATATATTATGATAATATTTTAGCAGAATTTAATATTCCTCCATGCAATAATGCACGAGAATTTATCACAAATATCACAAACGGCGTTTATCTGTTAGAAAAACTAGCATCTCCTTATAAGGTCGATTTGACAGCTGCTGCTATCATTGAGCAAAGTGTGCTGCAAGATGCTAATGCAAAAGAAAGTGGCTGTGACGACGAATACAACGCATATACGTTGATGATAAACACAGAACCTAAAAACTTTATTAAAAATAGTTCTGTAAGGACTTCAGGTGGACATTTGCACATTGGATCTGTTGGAGATGAAATTCTGCTTGATCCGATTATTAAACCTTTGTTTGTTTACATGCTTGATTTATTTTTAGGTTTAACGTCTGTTGCTATAGACAATGATTTAAGTCAAATTGATAGAAGGAAGGTTTTTGGTAGAGCTGGATCTTTTAGACCAAAGAATTATGGAATTGAATATAGAGTTTTGAGTTCTTGGTGGATTGGCAAACCAGAATATACAGCATTGGTTTATTCTTTAACTGATTTCGTTTACAATGAAATGATCGAAAAGATTTGGGAAAAATTCTGGACTGTTACAATTGGTGATAAGATTTCATATAATTGTTTTGGTTATGATGTGAATATTATCAAAGATGCAATTAATAATTGTAATAAATTTGAAGCTGATAGACTTCTTGGTTTTATTTTTAATTTTATGCCTAATGATTTGGTTCAGCAAATCAATGATGCAAAAAAAATAGCCTCCCATGCAAACTGCATGGGAGGCTAAGTAGTTAAGTGCTACCTCATTTCTTTTTCATTTTTTTGCCAGCATACTTGCCTGATTTTGTTGGCATATTTTTGCCAGCATACTTGCCTGATTTTGCTGGCATAAATTTCATGCTAGTTGAACACTTCTTGCATGGACCACTTTTCTTCTTGGAGACTCTACCCTTATACATTTTTTCTTCTGTTTCTTTTGGGTCACTCTTCACAATTGAACTTTTTTCCATTTTGATAAACTTCAAGAAGTCAGGAAGTTCAGCATCGGTAACCAAAGCGTTAACAACACTGGAAAGAATTGAATATCTTTGTCTATCAGTCATGCTGTCAATTTGACTTTCGACACCATCAAGGAAAGTTTTTAATTTAGACTTTACAGCACCAACAGAACCAACTTCACCATCTTTAATATCAATTTTAGCACCCTTGAATGATGCTTCAGTCAAAATCTTACCATTAAGCTTCTGTAAAATAACTGGATTAATCAAAGACTTAACACTAGCAGCCCACTCATCAATGCCACAATCATGATTTTCGTTAGCCATGTAAGAACCACAACGCTTGCACATCATCTCATTGCCAGCTTCTTCATCTGCATCATCGCTATATGCTTCTTTATTCTTATGACCATGGTAGTGGTGGTGATGATGATGAACAGCACCGTCATCAGAATCTTCTGATTCATCACCATCTTCTATTTCTTCAATTTCTCCAGCATCATCTTGAATTTCCATTTCTCCATCATCTTCATCATCCATGTCTTCATCATCCATGTCTTCATCATCCATATCTTCATCATCCATATCTTCATCATCCATATCTTCATCTTCCATATCTTCATCTTCCATATCTTCATCATCCATGTCTTCATCTTCCATATCTTCGTCTTCCATGTCTTCGTCTTCCATGTCTTCATCTTCCATGTCTTCATCTTCATCTCTGTCCATTTCGGCTTCAGAGAGAGGACTATAAGCAAGGAACCCATTGTTATGGGTAATGCCACCAATTGGTGATGACATCATAAAGCTCTCATTGAGTTTCTTCCACTTTTCATAATTGAGCATGTTGGTTCTCCAAAAATACAATTTATTGTATATAGATACTTAGATCATTTTTCCTAGAGACTTTTTAATAGCTTCTCTTCTTTTTTTTTCAACTTCTAAACGATTTTTGTCCATACCAACTGGTGTTGTTATTTGTTGATTTAAAGCTTCAGTAACTCCAGTTCCAATAGATCTGACAATATTTTGTTGTATAGAAGTGTTTCTAACTACGTTTCTGTTGGGCATTGTGCCTTTTTTACCACCACATCCGCAACCCATATCGCCTCCATTTAATATTATATATCAAGTAAGAATACAATTCATGAATAATAATAAAAAAACAAGACCTAATCATTAAAAATTACGATTAGGTCTTGTTTTTTTTAAATTTAAATTAACTTAAGAGCATGCGCCCGTTACTGGACAACCAGTTGAGCAGAAGGTAACAACCTTACCAGCCTTTGGTGCCTTTGCCTTCTTGCTAGGTGCAACAGTTGCAGAACCAAGATCAAAGATTGGAATACGCTTGAGGGAAGCTGCACGATCCTTGCAAGCCTTAGTAAGAGCGGAACGAGTAGTGAAGGCAGTAGTGCCATCCTGTCGGGTAACCTTTGTAGCCTTGAAGCCGGAAATTTCAGCCGTTGCTTCATAAACTTCGTTAACACCAGAAAGCTTCGTTACAATCTTGTAACGAATGGAATTTGCTGGCACTGAAGTCTTGGTGGTTGACTTTGTAGCACTCTTGGTCTTAGCTTCGCTCATCTGACGCTCCTTTAACAAAAAACTTAACAACATCTGCATAATTAAAATAGCATACTTTTAAGAAAAATCACAAGAAAATCCGCTCTTTATCAAAAAAACTTGCTGATAAATAATTGTCATCAGATAGTTCTGCAAAATTAAATCCTATGCAAATAAATTTATTTTTATTAAAAAATAAACTTCTTGTTTTTTCAATATTTAGTTTATAGAAAGATTTGTCAAACAATCCTGTCTGTTTAAACAAATTGTACATTTCTTCAACTTTAGTAAACAATTCTTTCGGTTCTATATCTCTGTATACATACCAAATCATATTATTTGGACTGTATTCCATATAATTCGTAAACAAACCAATATTCGTTTGTTCTGCTTCAATTTCTTCCATTATTGTTTTTTGAATGCCAATTTTCATAAAAAGATAATAACAAGGTTTAAAGTTAAAAACCTTGATGTTGTTAAATTGTTCTATTTTTTTAAAACAAAACGCACATAATCCAGAATCATTAACCATCCGAGAAATTGTTTTACAGCAATTACATAAGATACTCGATTCAAATGCGTTTTCTTGGGATATTTCTTGAATTGATGTAACAATAATCGGTATTAATTTTTTGGTCATTTTTTAGTCATTTTAATTAAAAAATGTGAGCACACATCTAAATAAGTAAAGGATGACTTTTTGTGAGGACATAAATGAAAACATTTACCGATTGGGCAACTGAAAATAACTTGAAGGTTCCTACTGTTAACGAGAACGCCAAGCGAGGCGGTATCGCTACTTGGGCTTATCCTGATGCTTATGCAAGAGGTCAGTATCCTTCTAACTACTTTATGCCAATAGCAGCTGATGCGGCATTTAAGTTGGGAATTGGAAGAAAAGTTAATTCCAAGTAATGAAGTTTATGGAATATCTCGAATCAAGAGATAAAATATTTTTGAAAACATAAGAAGAACTGGTATAGCGCATTGGGTTTGTTCCGATGCCTATATCCGTTTTTATTATTATGAAAGTTGTTTTATACCAATGGCTTAAGGATTTTTAGCTTTTTTAAGAATTTTTTTTCTTTCTTCTTCGATTACAGAAATTGGATCTTCTTTAACATCTTCTAAATTATTGTAATAGTAACCCCAGAACTCTGAGTTAGCGGGGCTTTGAATTATAAGTCCAATTTTATGGTATTTGAATATAATTTGTTCAATTTTTTCTTCTGTCAATCCTGATTCTTTTGAAATAGCAGACACGCTACGCCAATTTTTATATTTTTTATTCCTAATCAAAGATAAGAAAAATTTCTTTTCTTCTTCCCCTTCAGGTGTTCCTTGGGGATATATTTCATACCAGTTTGGCATTTTTTTATTATTCATTACTATAATATAGTTATGAATATCCCAGAACTGTTTCTTTTTGAAAATCATCACAACTATGATTTAAAACTTTCTAGACCTGCTTATAAGGGTCTGGAAATGATTAAGCCAAGAGGACAATTCTTGGCAGAAAAAGATTTTTTCGAATTTGTCAAAGTTGGTATGATTCGTTTTATTGGACCCTATAAGCAGAAAGAGGTAATCGTGGAAAGTAAGCTTATTCTTGACCAACCACCTATCGTAACAAATGAAGGCAAGGTTGAACACGTTGCAGCAGGTCAAACCAGCAAGAAGAAGATCCTTAAGGAAGGCGAACAAGAACATCTAGATGAAGTTCTTCTAGTCGAAAGTCCTTGCTCCAATATTAAAATTATTAAAGATTGATTCTTAATTTTCTAAATTCGGGGGCAAATCGATCCTTTTTGCCCTCTAAATCTTTCATTAAATCCCGTAATTTGTAAGATAATATCTTTGCATTTACGGGATCACTTATTGTACTAGTGTCTTGAACTGCAACTGTTTTCTTAAGTTTGTTATAAAAACCTTTTGATAAAGTGAAATGATCTTTTTCTTCATTGTAAGAAATCATCCCAACCCATTCCCCATCATCCCAATTTCTAGAAGCAACAATCAATCTTAATGGCTTATGTGAAAACACAAGCTTAACATGATAATCCATCTTCTTCATTGCTGCACTAACATAACCAAGAACTATTTTTGCGTAAGAAACTAAACAATCTTCTTTAGGTGTATCGAAATTAACCTCAACAGAATATCTCATATTCTGTGAGCCTTCATTCAATGCTTTTATAAACTCATTATAATTGATCATATTGTTATTTATCTTTAATGCTAAATATTTTTAACGACGAACAGCTTGACGTTGCTGTGGTTGTTGTGGTTGTTGTGGTGCAGCTTGACGTTGCTGTGGTTGTTGTGGTTGTTGTGGTGCAGCTTGACGTTGCTGTCCTTGTTGTGGTGCTGCTTGTTGTGGTTGTGGTGCAGCTTGACCTTGTTGTGGCGCTGCTTGTCCTTGTACAGGAACTATTTTAGATGTTGCTCTTGGTAATTTACCAATAACATACTTGTGAGCAAGCATGTCAGCAAAACTAGGTTTAGGCATCTGATTAGCTGCAATATATCTATCTAAATTTTTGTCAACAATATTTATAATTTTATCTTGAGAGTCTTTATTAACTGTATTCCACAAAGTGTCAGAAACATCAAAAATATCTCCATTCTTTACAGATCCTCTACTATTATCTGGTAAAGATGCTGCTTTTCTAATTAATTCATTTACTTTTCCTTTTTGCTTCTTGACATTATATATTTGTGTAGCCATATCCACAGCTGCACTTGCTGCGTCTGCGCCCGGAATAAATGAAGCTGCAAATTTACCAGCAGATTTTACAAGTCCACCAAGCCAACCTTTTCCTTGCTGGAGCAAATTTGTTTTTGTTTCTCTTAATTCGACATATTCTTTGAATGTTTTCATGTATTATCCCATTGAAATGAAAGGAATATCGCCATATCTGGTAATCAATCTTTCTTCCCAATCCTTCTTTTCTTGAATCCCCTCTGTCAACAAAGTAGCTCCATCTAACTGAACTCCACCCTGAGCACCGGGCAATGTTGTATATTTGCCTCTAATTCTTCCTAACATAATCTTTGCATGCGCTAAAGCACCTTCTTGCATAGCCTGATTAACTCTCTGCCAATCATTGTTTTTTTGCAAATAATGAACAATAACAGCAGTTGGTGCTCTCGGAATTGGATATAATTTAATATTTTGATAACCACCAAGCCATTCCCAACCACCTAAATTACTTGCACTACGAGCATAAGTTCTTTCATATTCTTTGTAAAGACTCCATTCTCCAACTCGACCCCAAATTGGAGTCACACTATCAATCATACCACCTGTAATAGAAGCATATGCTCCACCCGGATAAAAATATTCAATAGGAATAGCTCCACCAAGGTCAGAAGAACTAAAACTAAATGTTGCCATTTGTTTGTAAAAAACATTTCTTACATAACCAATATCTGGAGGCATTGTGTAAATGCTTTTACCGGGAATTGTCTGGAACACATGGTATTTAAAGAATTCTCTTGGTGCATATTCTTCATAAATCTGAAGAGATAAATCAACAGCAGCATCAAGTTGTTGACTATCTAATTCAATTGTAACTACTGGAGCACCAAGCATTAAAAGAATATAATCTCTAATTTGTGCTTTTACTTTTGTTCTGTTTGGTCTTGGTGATAATTGAGCAATATCAAGGGGATCAGAAACCCCAAGATTGAAATTATTAGTACTACAATTTTGCGACTCCGCACTTGGACGGGGAAAATACATAGTATTTGAAGCACAAGAATATGACATGTTTATATATATAAAGTAACAGTCAAATTGAGGAACATGAATGAAACTTTTTAGTGAATACTTTTCTGGACATGTAAGTCACGACTTTCATCTGTTCGGAAACGATGATATGGATTTTCTACATCAATTTCCACAATCTGTATGGGCAAGAGCCATTGAAGAGCGATATGGACTTGATTTACCCGCAGCACTTACGCAGAGAGAAGAAGCTAGAAAGAAAAAAATTAAAGGATTCAGTAAAGGTTATTACGAAACAATACAAGATGCAGCAGACGGAATATATCAAGGATTGACTTACAAAGGCAATCAGCCTGAAGAAGTAACAAGAATCAGAGAAAGTGCATATAATAATGCAAAAAACTTTATTGATAGTGAATTGGCACAAAGACCAGATGGTGGTGGAGCTTGGATGAACATCAATTATCCAAGAACAGAATATAGTTTCGTTATTAGAAAACGAGCAACATCTACAACAATAAAAAATAATTATATTAGAGAATTAGTTGATAGACTGGAAGGACCAAGAGGAGCAAGTGCAGTTGGTTTTGATTTAAGCAAAATTAGAAATTTCGATCCTGAAAATCCAGTTGGTAACTGGTACACTATTGGTTTTACTTGTCCACAAGTAAAACAAATTTCAAACAATTTACAATCTTGGGTAACATATGCCTCACAAGGACTTTTACATGCACCGAATACTATAGATCCAAAAACACACAGAGAAAGATCAAAAACTGAATATGCTGCAAACACTGAAGCTACAGAAGAAGAAATAGAAAGAGATATCTATAGGACACCATTGTACAACAAGTATGCAAAATACATAAAAGAATTAGAAGAAAAATTTATTAAAAAAGCACTTACACAAAAAGATGTAACCATTTTAAATAAAAAATTTCAACTTAAGAAACCAAATACTGATATATATTCGTACTTATTAGCAAATCGAGCTAGATTTGCTGATGATTTAAGAAAGGAAGTCAATATAAGAAATCCACATAAAATGACATTTAACAATTTATCACATATTGTTCAACATGCTGAACACAGTGTTAAATTTGAAGAAAAATTAATTGATGCTTTAGTTGATATAGATTTAATCACATATCCAATACAAAATTATCATGGTGAAGACTTTGATACAATGTCTTTCTCAAAGTTAAGACATCCTACAGTAGCTAATCCTCATCATCCCGGTCAAACGATGCCAGAATTGCTTCCGGGTAAAATACTTTTTAACATTAATCAAACAATAGAAAAATTACAAAAAAAAGTTGCAGACGCAGAAGCAAAAGAAGATCCAGAAGAAGTTCAAAGATTAGGAGATCTGATCAGAAATTTGGAAGCAACTCGTAGAGTTGGACATCATTATGATCCAAGAGATATAGAACAACCTGCTGCAAATCGAAAAAGAAAACCAATATTTTATCAATTTGATAATGAAAGAGATGTTCCAGAAGATTTAGACAAAAGAGATAGAACATTGGCGGGAGGTGTATACCCAAATAAATCATCTGAATATGAAGCAGGACCGGGCAGACAAGATTTAAATCAAAATTTAGAAAACCTTATGCTTGTAATGGGTGATGATGATTTATTTGATGAACTTGTTAAAAAATTCGTAAAAGAAAATTATGAGGGAAGATTTAATATTTTCTTGAAAACATTTTATGATCCTGAAGAAGGAATCATATCGCCAACAACATATTTAGCTTTTAAAAATCTAATAAAAGATAAAGCTTTAAGGAATTTAAGACTTTTTAATTTAACTCGTCCAATAGCGACAAGACTTGCACAAACTGTCATTTCACAAACCTTGAGAAGTTTAATGAGTAGCCTAAGTTATGTATTATATAAAAAGAATTTAGGAGTTTCTGGAACAATGAGAAAAAGATTTGGCAAAGATGCTGATGCTGCTGCTGTTCGAGCAGCAATAGGTGAGATGATGGATAAAGCAATAACTTAAAAAGCAGGGGTGTTTCTGGTGATACAACAAGTAATCTTGTGACCACCGGGAACATCCTCAATTTCTCTCACTTCCCACCATCTTTTTGAATCATCTTGTGGATATAACACAGATCCAATTGTCAAATTATCTAGTTTTGTCCAAAATATAAGTACAAAATCATTTTTGTTCATAACTATAGATTCAAATGTAAATTTATCAATAAATTTTACCTTTAATGCAGTTTCACCATACAAATCATCTTTCACTTCTATTTTCTTTGCTAAAGCACAATGCATAATAGTTTTTTTAAAATTATCAAATTCATTTGTTTTCTTTTTATCTTCAACAACTTCTTCAACGACAATTTCTTCAGGAGTTTCTTCAATAACAATTTCTTCTTCAACAATTTCTTCTTTAATTGGTTCAATTACCTTATTTTCTTCAACAATTTTCTTCTTTCCTAAAATAACATGAGGAATATTTGATTCCATTTTGCAATTTGATAAGTTTGATAAATTGTGTGTTTTGAAGGCACTCCACGATTCCTGTGTGAACATAATTTCATTAGGTCCATTTAATTTAAAAACACTTCCATCTTTTTTATGAATTACCATCTAAATATATATAGATCGAATTAACTAGGAGTTTTTCATGGCATTAGTAATTCCAGATGTTGGCGAAGTAGTTCTTTTAAGCAATATGCTTAATAAGGTAGCACCAACAAATACTGTGTTGCGTCTTTACTCAAATAATTTAACACCAAGCTCAACTACTGTGTTAGGTGATATAACACAAGTTACTGCTACTGGATATGCAGGCATCACTCTAACAGCAGCAACTTGGACAGTTGCAACAACTTCTGGTGTTACCACTGCAAGCTATCCAGAACAAACATTTAATATTACAGCAGCTGCAACTGTTTTTGGATATTATATTACAAATGTCGGTGGTGATTTACTATGGATTGAAAGATTTACCGCTGCTCCTTTTCAATTGCCCGGAAGTGGTGGACAGATCCTGATTACAGCACAAATTTCTCTTAACAGTTGTACTTAAGGAAAAAATGACAATATATAAACCAGATGGAAAACCATATTGTCCCACAGGAAGCTTGCAGCAATTCGATGATGGATTGCCAGAAAGAAGCTTGTTTGATCTTTATGATGAAGAAACAATCCGTCTGGGCGGATCACCATTGTTCTATTATGAACTTTTCATAGATGCAAATAATATTGATCCTCTTTATGTTGAATCAAGAGCAAAAATTTATAGTCAAAATCCTATACAACTATGGTGTGTATACGAACCAATTCCTTCCCAAAATATGCAAACTGCTTTTGGTATAGATTCACCTGATGAAATGACATTTGATTTGAACTATCGTGCAGTTTTAAGGGATCTTGGTCACCCACCTAAAATAGGTAGTAGAGTCAAGACTCCATTTTTAAATGAAGATTGGGTCATTATTGAAAGAAAATTAGGTGAGTTTAAACTATATAATGCATTGAGACTACAACTTATTTGTCAGAGATTCCAAGAAGATACTGTTAGTGGTTCATCTGTTGGAAAGACTGAAAACGCTGATTTTAAGATAGTTTAGGAGTAAATATGAAGACTTTTTATGAGATGTACAGAATTCTTGAAAACAAAAGGGTTTTTAGAGAACAAGATGCAGGTGGCATGCCGATGCCCGGTATGATGCAAAATCCTAACCCCATGGGTGGTGGCAATGCTGGCGCTCCTCCTGCTGGTGGTCAACCAGATTTTTCTGCACAAGCACAGATCCCACAAGATCAAATGAATACTTTCCAAAATCAACAAGGTCAACAAGGTGATGCGCCAGCAGACACCGATGAATCAAATGTTGCACCAAGCGAAGGTGGATCAGATACAGAAAGCACTAAGTCAGCTATTGAAACTCTTAAAAATCAAATTGAAAATTTCAAGAGTCAAGATGAAGACAAGGGTGGACAAATTGAAGATCTTTTAAATCAACTCGATAATCTTATCAAGAGTATTTCTGGAGAAGATGAAGAAGGAGAAGAGGGAGAAGAAGAGGGTGGAGAAGAAGAAGGTGGAGAAGAAGGTTCTCCTGAAGGCGCTCCAAATGTAAGCGCACCGCCAACAGGTGGTGATATGAGTGGCGGCGCAGGAGCAGGTGGCGCAGATCAAGGCTCTGGTGATATGAGTGGCGGCTTTGGTGGTGGCATGGGCGGCATGGGCGGTGGTATGGGTGCTGGAATGGGTGGCGGCGGTCAAGGCGGCGGTAGCGGCACTGGAATGGGTGGCGGCTACGGCGGAATGTAATTTGTAAATTTAATTAATTATTGAACTCTTCCCGCCTCTCTACTGTAGGCGGGATCACTCATTCGATTAACAGGCGGCGGTG